TAAAGAGTTGCTTCCACTTTTAGAAAACTTGTCTTCACAAGGTAAGTCACTTCTTATTGTTGCTGAAGATATTGAAGGTGAAGCACTTGCTACTCTCATTGTAAATAAGATGCGAGGTACACTCAATGTGTGTGCTGTTAAAGCTCCTGATTTTGGTGATCGTCGTACTTTGCTTATGAATGACATGGCTACTCTTACTGGTGGTCAAGTTGTTGATAAGGATAAAGGTATGAAACTTGATAAATTTGATTTGAATTGGTTGGGTGAGTGTCGTACAGTTACTATTACAAAAGAAAGTACTACTATTGTAGATGGTGCTGGTAACGAAGAAGACATTGAACAACTTTGTAATTCACTCCAATCACAAATTGAAAGTTCAACCTCACCATTTGAAACTGAAAAACTTCAAGAACGCCTTGCTAAATTGGTAGGTGGTGTAGCAGTAATCCATGTTGGTGGAAATACTGAAACCGAAATGCGTGAAAAGAAAGATCGTGTTGATGATGCACTTCAAGCAACTAAAGCAGCAATTGAAGAAGGCATTGTGCCTGGTGGTGGTGTAGCTTTACTCCGTTCAGCAGTAAATTCTACATGCGAACCTAGTAATGATGATCAACAATTGGGTTGTAATATTATGAGCCAAGTATTGCGTCGCCCATTCCAACAAATTCTAGAAAACGCAGGTGTAGAAAATATTCACCAGATTGAATTTACCACTATTAGTAGTGAAAATTCTAATTCAGGATATAATATAAAAACAGGTAGGTATGAAGATTTCCTCGAAGCAGGAATTATTGATCCTACTAAGGTTACGCGTTGTGCTCTCGAAAATGCCGCTTCAATAGCAGGTACTATTTTGCTTACAGAATGTACTGTAGTAAATAAACCTGAAGATAAAGAAGAACCTCAATTGGGGGGTATGCCTGGAATGTTTTAAATTTAGGTAATGTCTAATTTTGAAACAGTAGAGCAGAAACAACTTATTGCCAAGCGAGTCCCCCCAGGGGACCGCTGGCAACTAGTTGGTGAAAGCACTATCCATCCTACATTAACTGAAACGTTAGAAGCATATTTCCAAAAAACTAGATTTAATGCAGCTTTTTATTTGGATCCTATTGGAAGTGCTTTATATGCAGTTGAACGAACAGAAGTAGAAATCAAACCAGAACCAATCAAAACCTTTGACTTTTATGGAGACGGCTACAAATAATACACTTTGGAATGAAAAATACAGACCAACTGTATTAGAAAATTATATTGGGAATGAACACCTTAAAGGTGTTATGGCTAAGTATATTGAAGAAAATGATATGAATAATATGATTTTCTATGGTACGGCCGGCGTCGGGAAAACTACACTAGCAAAACTACTTGTTAATAATCTTAATTGTGAATATCTCTACATCAACGCGAGTGATGAGAGGGGTATTGAAACAATTCGAGATAAAGTATCAGGTTTTGCCAGTACAATGTCGTTCAAACCACTTAAGGTGGTTATTTTGGATGAGGCAGATTTCCTTACAATCCAAGCACAAGCCTCACTTCGAAATGTAATTGAAACGTTTTCTAAAAGTACTAGGTTTATTTTAACTTGCAATTACATAGAGCGTATTATTGATCCTCTCCAATCACGTTGCCAAGTACTTAAGATTGTACCCCCAAGTAAAGGTGAGGTAGCAAAGCATATTTTTAAAGTACTCTCTAACGAAAACGTCCAACACAATACTAACCACCTTAAAGATTTAGTAAACCAATACTACCCCGACGTACGTAAAATGCTTAACGTATGTCAGATGTCTACTAAAGATGGTGAATTAGAATTAGATAAACAAACACTTGTATCATCTAATTACATTGATCAAGTAATTGAATTACTTCCTAATAAAAAGTCATTTAAACAAATTAGACAAGTAATTGCTGATTCCAATGTAAATGATTTTGAAGCGCTATATAAAGCGTTATATGAACGTATGGACGAGTATACATCACGTCCTGCAGAAGCAATTATTATTATTGAAGAATACATGTATCACTCAAACTTTCGTATTGATAGAGAGATTAATATAATGGCATGTATTTCTAAACTACTTGAAATCTCTGGTAAAGTTGTTTTATAAAGACATAATAGAATTTGGAGATAGAAAGTTTTTATTGTATCGTACAATAAAAGAAACCGAAAAATTAGATGCTGAGGTACTTAAAGAATATTGGCATTGTGACACAGTATTGAAAAAAGAAAACATTTATTATTTTTGTAACGAAATTAAAGAAATAGATTATGCAGAAATCTGATATGCAACAAATGCAACAACCCCAAATTGATTTGGAAAAAACAACAATCATCCCTAATGAATCAGGGGGTGAATTATTTAAACAAGGTTATGTACTCCGTAAAGTATCCCGTTTTATTACAGGAGGAAATGAAGACGCTGTACTCCCAATCCCAGTATTTTATGATGGGGCTACAAATAAAATTTTAAAAGATACACTACCACCTGAGATTCGAGGTGATTATGACACTATTTGATCGTGACCTTATTTGATTGGTTAAAAGAATTAACAGGTAAAAAACGAGATTGGGACTCCTTCTCTGATAAGGAGAGGGAGTCCTTTAATCCTTATATGATTAATCGTTTTTTATCTATGCATCAACCTTTTATTGAATTAGTCAATTATGTTCAAACAATCCCTTATACTGAAAAAGAAAAATATTATACAGTATATTGTGGTTTATTGCCAAAACAAAATGTTTGGCTCAAATATATTAAATCAAAAATGAAACAACCAACAACCGAATTAGTAGAGGCATTAGCTAAAATTTATGAATGTTCTACTCGTGAAGCTGCTACCGCTGTTGCTACTTTAGATAACGATGTTTTAGAAGATATTTTATACAAAGCTGGCTACCAGGATAAAGAAGTAGTAAAAATGTTTAAATGATGGATAGTATAGTAAAATCAGTTATAGAACAATTCACCACTCGAGCTGAGATGGGTGAAAAAAAGTATGGTGTTAATTTAGACAGAGAAGATCTTAAATTTCAAGAGTGGATTACTCATATGAAAGAAGAACTTATGGATGCTATACTTTATTTAGAAAAAATAGAAAAATTAAACGAAAAATGGTAAGGGATTTTACTCAAACTTGGTTTTCTCCTACAATTCCTTTTTTTAAAGAAGATTTTATGAAAAAATGGGAACAAGAAGAATATTATGACCCTAATAAACCTGCAGTATTTGTAGGTCTTTATAGTTCTGAAGATAAAAAAAAATTTCTTGAACATAAATCTTATAAAATTTTATATTTTGCGGGAGTTGATTTTTGTGATGTAAATTTACGATTAGTAGCTAACTCTGATCTTTCTAAAACAATTTGTATAGGATACGGAGCTGATTGGTTATATGAAAAATTAGATTTTTATAATATTCCATATTGTCGTGATACTAGGATTTTATTAAAAGATTTTTCTACATTTACCCCAACCCCCCTAGGAGAAAATCTATATGTTTATAAAGGTCTTATGGGCAACAGACCAGATCACTATAAATGGCACCAAGTTGTAGAACCCCTACAAAGGGTTTTTGGTGAAGATAGAATAATGTATGCAACAAATATTCCTTTAGGTAGACTTCAAGAAGAATATTATAATAACTGTTTTGCTTATATTAGACCTCAACCCATGGGGGGAGGTACTGCAATGTTTGAAATGGGTCACATGGGTAGAAGAACATTTACTCAACAACATTCAATTTTTTCTACTTGTCTTAATTATAAAAGTTTAGAAGATCTTATTAACTTAATTATGGAAGAATCTAAAAAAATAGGTACCCTTCAACCTCAAGTAGCAGAAGAATTAAAATCTATGTTTGATCATAAAGGCAAATGGTTAAACCTTAATAATTATAAAAAATGGAAATAAAAAATTAAAAAAATAGAAAATGAAAAATCAAAATTATTACTTACCTGGCTCGGTTCAATTAGAAGAATTAGAACAACTAGAAAAATTAGCTTCTCAATCTAAAGACATTATAGTTGAAATCGGAAGTTTTCAAGGTAGATCAACCGTAGGATTAGCAAAGGGATCTAAATTGGGGAATAATAATATGGTATATGCTATTGATATATGGAACAATGGTAAAGTTAATGGAACTAACGATGTATTCGTGCGTAAAGAAGATTTTATTAATAATTTAAAATCTTCCCAAGTCCAGGATATTGTTACCCCTATCCATTCAACTTCAAATGATGCCTTTAATAATTGGGATAAAAAAATTGGTATGCTTTTTATTGATGGGGATCATAGTTATCAAGGAGTTAAAAGTGACATAAGATGGTGTGACTTTGTAATACCAGGGGGTATAATAGCTTTTCATGATTACTTATCTCCTAAATATGATAATTCGGTTATTAGAGCGGTTAATGAAGTTAAATCTAATTGGAATTTTCATAGTCATACAACAGGATTAATAGTTTTTACAAAATAAAGAAATGGCAAACGGAGTTTACAAAATAACAGAAGATTTTGAAACAGCTTTAAGTAAATATACAGGGGCTAAATATACTGTAACTGTAGATAATATGAGTAATGGGTTATTTTTAGCTTTATATTATGAACATTACATTAATAAAAGTATAACTACTGATACTATTACAATCCCTAATAGAACATATCCTTCAGTACCTTGTGAAATTATTCATGCTGGATTAAAAGTAAATTGGGAAAAAGTTAAAGGAAAAACCATAACAGGAGCATACCAACTCAAAGGATCTAATGTATGGGATTCAGCACTTAGATTTACTACAGGTATGTATATACCTGATACACATATGTGTGTATCATTTACAGGTCCTTATAAACATTTTAAATTATCAAAAGGGGGTGCTATACTAACAGACAATCATGATGCTTATTTATGGTTTAAAAGAGCTCGATTTAGTGGTAGGAGAGAGTGTGCTTATGAGGATGATAATTTTGATATGCTAGGATGGAACTTTTATATGATGCCTGAATTAGCAGCTAGAGGATTACTTTTGATAAACCAACTTTATGACGTAAAAGGTAACCCTAAACACAATAAAGATGTAACCCATCCTTATCCTGATTTGTCTAAATTTAAAGTATATAAACAATAAAATGAAAATTGCAATAATGCAACCTTATTTTGCTCCCTATTTAGGGTATTTTCAATTAATAAATGAGGTTGATAAATTTATTTTTTATGATGATGTAAATTATATCAAAGGGGGATGGATTAACAGAAATTTTATTACAATAAAAAATAATCCTTATAGATTTACTATACCCCTTAAAAAACCAAGCCCATTTAAAAAAATAAATGAAGTAGAAGTAAATTGGGATTGTAGAGATATGAATAAAATTCAAAAAACTTTTTATCAAAGATTTAGTTTGCATAGTCCCTCTAGGAAAATAGTAGAAAACTTATTTAATAGTCAACCTTTAACTATAGCGGATTTAGCTATTTTATCTATAAAAGAAATATCTACTTATTTAGATATAAATACTTTTTTTGAGTGTAGTTCTAATTATATTATAAATAAAACTAATGATAAATTATCAAATTTAATTAACATTTGCAACTTAGAAAAAGCTAATATCTATATTAATCCTGAAGGGGGACAAGAACTTTATAGTAAAAAAGAATTTAAACAACATAATATAGATCTTTATTTTATTAAAGGTGCTTCTAGTAGATCTTTATTAGATTTAATAGATTTGTATAGTAAAGAATATATAACTAATAAATTAACCCAATACAATTTAATATGAATCAACGTAAAATAAACAAACTGCTATATAACATAGATATGTCTCAACCTGGCCCTTCTCTCTATGAAAGGATTAAACCAACATGGGGGGAATATATGTCTTATCATATCTATAACGTACCTACAGATATAGATTACATAAAAATGTATGAAGAAACAGCTGAAAATTTAGGAGAAATACGTTTATGCCATAGTGTAAACGATAAATCCACTGAATTTTCTAAATCAAGAGATATAAAATATAATCCTAAATTATATCATTATTTTGCTTCTACTACAAGACAGCCTTTACATACGGATTATGCGTACTATAAAACAAGCGAATGCCCAGATTGGTTAATGTTGTATTGTATAACTCCTTCTGAGTATGGGGGGCTAACCCACTTACTGTCTACTCAGACTTTAAATAAAATTTTAAAAAAATATAATCCGGAATTATTAGAAAAAATTAAAGTAGATATAACTTGGAGTTATAAAGGAGATGATGGAGATAAAATTCATGTTAAACCTCTCTATGATGGAAAATTTATTAATTGGAATTATTGGCAAATTAAGGAAGAATTAAACACCCCCCAAGTAATGAGTGTTAAACAGGAATTCTTTGATTTTTTAGAAAAAGTTATAGTAGATGGGAGTATATACGATTTCTCTAAATCTTGGAACCCAGGGGATTGTGTTTTATTTAATGATCATTTAATGCTTCATGGAAGAGATGCTTTTTTAGGAGAGGATAGATGGTTAAAGGATCATGCTTTTTATAACCACGAGTAATAATGCCTAAAAAACCCCAAATACTCAAGGAGATACAAAATAAGGAATTGCCTGAGGTAAATTACGCTTACCAAAAAACAATTTCTTACTCACAGATGTCAATGTACAGAAGTTGCCCACACAAGTGGGCACTTCAGTATAAAGAAGGACATTATGACGATTCTCCTTCAATTCACTTTACTTTTGGTACCTCAATACACGAGGTAATCCAAGACTGGCTTACAGTCTTATATGAAGAATCAGGTGCTAAAGCAGATGAAATAAATTTAGAAGAACAATTTCAAGAAAAATTCATTACTTTATACCAAGAATCATATAAAAAGAACAACAACACTCACTACTCATCCCCTGAAGAATTAAGAGAATTTTTTGAAGATGGAGTAGCAATTCTTGATTTTATTAAGAAAAAACGTAGCCAATACTTTAGTAAACGTGGTTGGCACCTTGCCGGTATTGAATTACCAATTGTAATGAACGTTGGTAGAAACTTAGTATACAAGGGTTTTATTGATTTGGTATTGTACCATGAACCCACAAATAAATTTTATATATACGATATAAAAACGTCTACTAGAGGATGGAATGCTAAAGCTAAAAAGGATGAAACTAAGCAAATGCAATTAGTCTTTTATAAAAAGTTTTTTAATGAGCAGTATGGAATTCCACTTGAAAATATAGAAGTAGAATTTTTTATTGTACGTAGAAAAATTTGGGAAAATAGTGATTACCTAATCCATAGAGTACAATTACACAAACCCGCAGCGGGTCGTAATAAACTTAGTAAAGCTAATAAAATATTAGATGAATTTATTAGTGAATGTTTTACCCCTAAAGGTAAGTATCAAGAAAAAGAACATCCTAAAGTAATATCAAGACTATGTGAGTGGTGTCCTTTTAATGGTAATGAAAAATTATGCAATAAGCATTAATTTTCTGAATCCTTCGAATATTTATCTACAAATATACAATATTATGAGTAAAAAAGATTTAACATTAACAAGCGTAAAAATTCAA